AATATTCCTTTCTAGTTAATATAGGACTATCCTACTCTACAATCTGTCCGTTGTCAACCCTTTCAATAGAATATTCTGGACCCCAACGATTTTCCTCATTCTTAACTTTGGCATAACCTTGGGTTTCCCGTCTGTGTCTGATAAACTCAATCGGTCGACCTTGTTCAATGTTTTCCATGTTCAATGCTAACCAATCGAACTTACATGATTGACTACAGAAATAAACATCGGAACCATTTGGAGTATAACCCCATGAGTTAGGTGTTCTATCTCTATCAGCATATGCATATCTTCCACGAATTACTCCACGCGATTTTAAAAACCTATCTTGTGTAACATGTGTATGGCAATTAGGTCCTTGGCAAAAATGTTTGTTTGGCATTAGATTGCACTCCTTTTCATTCTTCTCATCTCAGAATATAACTCCAACATCTGAAACTTATCACAAGAATTAATCCACTTAATTAATTCCTGTCGCATTTCTTTTTGTTCTTCATAAGCTTTCGCTTTGTTACTACTTATAACTTCAAAATGTTCTTCGTTTTGTTGTGCCATTTTTAGTGCCTCACTTTCCATGTTGTAGTTGCAGTTCTATAACCATGACTATCTAAATCATAATAAACATAATAAGGAGTTCCATTTTTTGCAACTCCATATCTTGACTTGTCGTCATGCTTACCTTTTCTTGTAATGTGTTTCTTGTGCTTACTAGCCCAATATGTAATGTAAAATGTTTTGTTTGTCATATATACCTTTCTAATTGTAATGGGACTATCCTATAAGATAGTCCCATGATTGTCAAACTTAATTTATGCTTTCTTCATATTTTTTTCTTGCCAATATTTTAGCCTCTCTTGATTGATGTTTGTTCTTCATACCTTTAATCATACTAGCCAAGTTGCTCGGATTGTAGATTGTCAATCCTGTTGAGTTAGTTCTAATTAATTCTGCCTCATCAACTTGAATACCTAACTCGGTTGCAAGTTCAATCCCCTCGCTAAGATATCTGTATGCTTTCAATCCAATTTTTAATTGATCACATTGTTTTTGAATTGTATCAATCCATGTTTTATGTTTAGAAACTAGATTGCCTTTTGCAATTCGCCATGCCTCAAATTTAGAGTATTCGTCTTTAGTACAAGCGATTGCTCTTGAACGACAGTAAGATGTTCCAATGACATCAAGATAGTATTGATCGTTAAAAGTTTTAGCCATGCCAACATCATCATTAGAAGAATGATAACCACCACCATGATGTCCAAGTGCTTTCATACAAGCGTCCACATGTTTTGTTTTGTGTGGGTTGTCCTTGTTCTCTGATTGTTGTGCAAAGATATCGGGGTTGCAATCCATAGCTTTTAAATCTTCTCTAAAATATGCAACTGCAAACTCTTTACCGTCCTCACTACTATACTCACTACCATTTAGATTACCAAACAAACCAAAATCAAAATGTGATTTAGTTTCTTTTGTATCTCCGTCCTCGTCTTTATCTTCATTGTGTGCAAAGTAAAAACATTTATCTTTTGCTACAACATCACATGGACTTCCATATTTCTTTTTGAAAGTTCTTAATACTGCAACATCTTCTGGTGGATATGATCTCTCAACAACATCAACTGCAAGTCTATGTGCATGTTCGTATTGTCTATCAACATCTTCCCTTGCTTGAAGAAATGCCTCTCGTTCTTGTGTGTCCTCATTCTCAAAGACATTTTTTATTTTATTGAACAACTTATTTCGTAGTTCAGTATTCATTCTTATTTTTGTCATTTTGACCTTTCTGTTAATTATTTTTATTTTTTTGTTTTATACTATTGACAAATAATGTCAATAGGATTATATAGGAGTATCAGCTTCATTTGTGAGTTTATCGCTGAACATAACTATAAACTCTCGGGTAAAGACCCCACGTCACACCGCCTTCCTTGAGGCCGTCTTCGTTGGGGTGCTGATCCCTGATCCAAGTGGATACAGGCACAACGGTAAGCAGAAACTGTATCTGAGAATGTTGTGTTGCGCGACTTGGATCTGGGATCAGTCATTATTGACTGTGGAGATAAACACTATAACACGGGTATTACGCCAGGATATCTGTATGTCATGCAATGGGAGGCGTCATGACTACCCGCGTAGCATAGTGACTGATCATTATTTGCTGGACCCTGACAGGTGATAACCTGTTAGGCCTGTTGCCCGGGCTGTTAAAATAAAGCACGCCGGCCTCAACTCAGGGTCCTGCTAATGATACCAAGTTAGGGGTACATATCTTGCCTATGGCATTTCCCTGGACCTAAGCAGTGACCTGAAAGGGTAGCGTCGATACTTGGACCAGCAGCGCTGGCTTCCCTGATCAGGATGGCGTTGCTGGTGTATGAATTATGTGGCCCATTGGTCTTTGTAGTCCTTAGGGAATAGGCGCAGTAGGATGCGTTAGGAATAATTTCGGGTGAGACCTACCGAAAGCCACAAGCTTCAAGCAGCAAGCAACGCTTGACAGCTGGTATAAGATAGTATAGGATAAATATTGAAAGGAATAAATATGAAAGAAACAGACAACGTAGAAGTAGCTGATACATACCAGCTACAAAGAATAGCAAACGCCCTGGAGGAGATCCTGAGACTGGTGAAGCAGGACCAGGAGAAGATGGAGAAGAGACTACGTGAAGAGGATTAAATATAATAATTTGCTGCCATGGTTCACTCAGGACCATGGCACGTTGCCGGCTGGTTACCTGGCCAGCTGTGAAAAATTTTTTAAGGACCTGAAGCAACAAGCGGCAAGCCGCAAGCAACAAGCGGCAAGCAGGGAGCTTGACAAGGTGAGAGATCTATAGTATAGGATAATAAAGGAGAAAGATTATGAAAGTAAAAGAAGCATTAAAAATTACAGAGTCGTTTACTCGAACGTCAAAGATGCCTGGCCTGAGCTACAGCCTGCCAGCGTGGGCCTGCCAGACTGGATCCAAGCTTAGGAAGGTTAAGACTTCACCATGTTACGGCTGCTATGCATTAAAAGGAAATTATACAAGATACCCTGCAATCAGGGAGGCGCAATATAGAAGGCTGGACGCTATCAACCATCCGTTATGGGTTGAAGCAATGGCTGCTGTTATCAAGCGTCAAAAATGGTTTAGATGGCATGACGCGGGCGACCTTCAATCAAAAGAGCATATGGCAAAAATTATTGAAGTGTGTAAGCTCACACCTGACACGAAGCACTGGCTGCCAACTCAAGAGCGTCAGTACTTACCAGCACCTGAAGATGTTCCTGAAAATTTAATTATTAGGTTATCAGCTGCACGTGTAGACGGGACCGCCGGCAATGCCTGGACGCATTCATCAACCGTGGTGACTGATGGAAGTCCCAGCTGTCCAGCTCCTAATCAGGGCGGCCAGTGTTTAGACTGTCGAGCATGCTGGAATAAAGATATAAAAAATGTTAGTTATGGTAAACACTAAAAATTTAAATGACATTTGTTTTCAAACATCCAAAATTTTACAGAATCCCCAGGGATAAGGAAGAAGCACGGGCTCAGCTCAAGGTACCTTCTTCTAATTCGGATCAGGTCATTAGCCGGAGAACCCGCGACGGCGGGGTACAGCGTGCACCTGGTCCGGGCCAAAGCTCCAAGCAGCAAGCCTCAAGCAAGGTTGGTTCGAAAGCTTCAAGCCTCAAGCAACAAGCGTCAAGCTCCAAGCCGGGTCAAGTGATTGACGCAAGCATCAAGACCTGAGCGGCAAGCATCAAGCTTCAAGCCACAAGCGACAAGCTCCTGTATTCTCTTTCCTCTGTACAAGTAAACTTCTTCTTTCTCAAAAAGTTTTGAGCCTCGAGACAAGAGGCGAGAAACTAAGATGAAAGTATTCTGTGGGTGCTTAATATGGAAGGCAATTTGATGGGGTGAGAACTTAATCTTGTTAGCTCTTGTTACCTTCAGCTCCAATGTAAAAAAGTGCCTATTAGTATTATAGCCCAATAGATCGGGAGTACCAAAAGCACTAAGGTTTTCAAGTCTAGTCCAACTAATTTGCTTAGTATTTTTCTTAATTTCATGCCAAAATTTCGTTTCAGGTTTCATTAATATTCACCCTAACAGGTGCCTATGTAAGTATGAATTTTTTCAGTTTTGGTATCTGATCTTTGAGGTCTGGTTTGATCACAACTCTAACAGAAGGTTTGCCTATTATAGTCGATTCCTGAACTTCAATTTTACCAATCGGGAAAATATTTCCGCTGCCATTATCCATATAGATCGTAGCATTGCTTACGGCGTTGCCTTTAGTACCATCTGTAAATTTGTCAAGATATTCTTGAAGGTGTCTTACGTACATTATTTTTTTGGTTCCTTTCCCTTGCCTGGACCTGATTTAATTATGTACTTCAGTGTTCCATTAGCTCCTGATTCAACAGCCTTAACCAGGTGTTTAAATAAGTAATTTTCTTTTAACTTTCGTTTAGCCTGCTCTGCATATTCAGTTAATTTCTTTGTATCTCTCATGTATTGCCTTTTATAAAATGTTAGGGTAAAAGTCAAACATGGGATTACCTAAAAGATTGACAGAGAAGCAGAAAAAATTCGCTGAGCTTATTGTGTACAACGACGGAAGCAGAGATGCTTGGGAGTGTGCAAAAGAAGCTGGCTACGGCCCAGGGTCTGACCTTGCAGCAAGAGTCGCCTCTTCAAAATTAACTAATCCTAAATTGTACCCTCTTGTAGTTAAGTACATTGGTGAGCTGCGCGAGGAAGCCAGGAAGAAGTACGAAGTTACTATGGACAGGCACCTTGAGCAGCTTGCAAAAATACGTGACCAGGCGTTGAAGAAGGGAGCATATTCTGCAGCGGGTAATATGGAAGTAGCCAGAGGAAAGGTTGCCGGATATTACATTGACAGGAAAATGATTAAGACTGGTAAGATAGATGAACTAGACAGAGATCAGTTAATGTCTAAATTAGAAAAAATGGTAGACGACCATTCCAAAATAATTGAAGGTGAATCTACAGAAGAACCACAGCAAATAGAGCTATCATCAGAGCCGGAAGATGAAATAGAAACCATAGAAGAAACAGACCAAGAGTTACTTGAAGAACCCATTCCAGAAGAGCCAGAATCTTCATTACAATAATATTTTTTCCATTTTAACAATACAACCTTTAGGAAATACATTACGATCTGAAAATAAACCATCAGCCTCATCGTAACTGGCAAACGTTCTTATACACTTAGAATCTCTTTCATATAGGTAAGCATTAGTGACCATTACTGAAGGCATCATACCACTAAACTCATGAGCCGTAGCATGCCCGCTATCACCTAAAATATCAACCCATGTTATTTTGTAGAAGTAATATTTCTTCTTCTTAAGCACTACATGTCTATATTTTGATTTTTTATTCATAGCTGATTCCTTTCCACTCTATAAGATATAAATATATATAAATATAAAAATTCTGAAAATATTTCTGAAACGCTGTGGAAAATGTGGAAATCAAAAAAACTACTCTTAAAGCATTGAAATCATTGAATTTGTTTTCCACAAAATCTTCCACATTTCGTCGAAAAAAAATGTGGAAAATGTGGAAAATGGCACATTCTGACGCAGATTTTGGCCTAAAGTTTAGAATCATTCTAAAGTAAAACCCTTTTTCCACAAAATTTTCGTGGTTTCCACAAAAGTTCCACAAATTAATTTTACTCATTTTTCCCCGTTTCTCGACTCTCGCCTCTAGCTGCTCGAACCTTGTAATAAGCATCAACTCTAGCCAGCCACTCGTGACTAAGTGCTCGAAACTCGGAGCCATTAATTATGAATCGTTGAAAGAAGTTATCAGGAGTACACATCAATATAACTCCTTGCTCGATCTCAGAGCCATGTACATAATTGTGAGCCATCGCATAGGCCACCATCTGCAACTTATAATCAGTTATCCACTCGATACGTTTAGGCTTGTTCGATTGCTTGAAGTCTATTATACTATCACGTCCCATATATACCCCAACTAAATCAGTTGCACCGGCATACAGTCCAGGATAGCTTACAACCACCTCAGAGCCCCATATTTCCTCTAAATCAGGTAAACCCTTATCGATGATCGTTTTAGCCATCGAATGAGCTTGTACGCCCGCCTCAGTCATGTCTAGAACCTCTTTTTCAAGTATATAACCCTCTAAAATGCTATGCATGATAGTTCCTCTATTAGCTGCAGTATTCTTAATTCTATCCGCTTCAACTTCCCCAACCTTAGCTTTCCATTTAGCCAAAGATTCTAACTTATCTTGAGGCTGAGTTGCTGATAATATAGTTGTAACACTTGGTAACTTTTCTTGAGATACGTCATAGACTCTCTCATCATTTAACAGTGACCTTGTTGATGTAGGGTAGATATATTTTTTATTCCACTTTAGGTTCATATAAATGTCTCGATTCTACTATGTTTTCTATTTTTTGTTTATTTTCAAAAGCATACAAAGACGCCTGGTGATTGTATGGAAACACTTCCCAACAGAGGTCTCTATGCCCTTCTAAGCTTAAATAAATTTCTAATAAAAATTTATGTTTGCTTATCTTTATTTCTTTTTTAACGTAACACTTTCTAGGCATTATTTTAAATCCTCATTCTCCAAGATATTAATTCTAACCCATTCCTCACCATATTTTTTAAGGAATCTCTTAGCCATAGAACGTCTCGCTTTGTCTGACATAATTTTTAAATCAGATATTGGGACCGACTCACCACCTTTTTGAAGCATATCAAAGTCAGGTACAAATCTTCTTTTGTAGTCTGCAATCTGTGCTTCTAAAGAATCAATATACTCATTCAGTTCTATAACTTCTTCCTCATGAGCTTTGATTTGTTTTAGTAACTTAACATTTCTTTTGTTTAACTTCTCAACTGTTTCAGTCAATGTTACATTATCTTTCAGTTTCATTTCTTTCTCCTTTTTGATCTAAACCCGTATTTCTTATTCCATCTTTTATTACTTATCGTTTTCATGTTTTTTATACTCCTCTATTAATTTCTCTGATGGATGCCACACATCAACCGCTGAATGACATTTAGGACATGATAAGTTGCTAACAATATCATAGTCCTCATTATCTTCTGTATCATGGTCGCCACCCCATATTAATTCTGTTTTACAATGCCAACAGTTCAAAGGTCTAACTCCTTTGCTACTCTGTACTCTGTTAAATCAACTATATTACTATCTGAGTAATGATCTATTACTTCTTGTATCTTAGGTAGTTTTGTATGAGCAAAAGGCCAAAGCATACAACACACACGATAAGCATCACGAAACGTACAACGCCATCTATACTGGTTAAGATAAGGTGTACCATCAACTCTATTTCCTTTTACTTTCTTAGGTGTTAAAGTTCCAACACCCAATACTTCATGGACCCAAACTAAAACAGATTTATCTGTCA